TGCGGAAAGTGGCTCGATTGAGGCCGGCACGCTCTCTGCGAACACTTGCCAGCCCGGGATCATCTCACCGCTGACAGGATCTTGAGCCAGGCCAGGGATCTCGAGCGTGATCCGATGGCGAAGTCGATGCGAGATTGTCTTCATACGCCCATGTTCATCCGGAAAGGTTGAGCCAGCGCGTCGGCCGCCTTGATCAGCGTCTCCTTTTCGTCTGGGGATGCGTCATACATGGCTTCGACACGAAGCTTGATTGCGGCCTTCAGCGATTCAGGCACCGGGCCAGGCTCTGTCGCGAATTCAACCCGAACTGCGCTCCCGAAGTAGCCGGAGACTAGCGAGCGATCAGAGTCGAATTCGAACGATTCAGCATCGATTCTAGAGCCGTTAACTACCGACGAAACCAGTGAGACCGACGCCGGCCAGATCGGGAGCAAGTACGGCCCGCAATCCTCGGAAGCCCACCGATAGGTAGCTGCGGCAAGCGCGCGGCCAGTGAACAGCTCAACCGCTTCGCGCGCGGCGGTGATAAGCGAGCTGATCAGACCGTCATCCGCATCATGATCGACGCGCAAATGGGCCTTGGCCTCTTCCAGCGTGACCGGCTCGACCGTTGCAGGGGTGACGGTAATCAGCATTTACTTGTTCTCGGGTGCGGCTTTCATGGCCTTGTTCGAGGGGGCCTTAGTGGCCTTGGCTTCTGGCGACTTGGCGGGCTTTTGCTCTGCCAAAACGCCTAATTCGACGAGGCGCTTTGCCTCGTTGGGATCAAGCTCTCGCGTGTCGCCAGTCACATACTGCTTATCGCCGAAGTGCTCGCGCTTCACGTCATAGGTGACCTTGCTTGCCATCTTTTACCTCCAGGAGGGGCCAGCCGAAGCCGGCCCCTGATTGCGTTACGGAGTCACGGCCGGAGCGATGTCGCCGTAGATGAACGCCTCGGGACGGTAAACCGCCAGAGCCAAGCGCTCTTCCGCCAGGATGGTCACCAAGTTCTTGACGAAATCATCCTCGTTCTCGGTGGCCACCTCGACGCGGGCCTGCCAGCGGTCGAACAGCTGGGCGCCCAGCTTGAACGCGCCGGTCAGGAACTTGCCGGAGGCGATTGCCTGGGTGGCAACGACCGGAAGACCCCACATGGTCGGCGATGCGACACCCTGAGGCTGGCCGATGATGTAGCGGCCCTCGGCATCCTTGGTCAGCTCGATACCGGCCCAGTCGATCGGGTTGAGCACGTGGCCGGTGGCCGGGAACTCAGCCAGCACGGCCTGCAGCATTGCAAGGCGCAGCGTGTCCAGGGTGGTTGCACCGGTCACGGTCAGCGGAGCGCTGTACGCGGTCGCCTGCGGGATGATGCCGAGCAGGTTTTGACCCGTACCGTCGCCGTTGAGCAGCTGTTGCTCTTCCTTGTAGGCCAGGCCGTAGCGCAGCTTGCCGTCGATGTAGCTAGCGAGCATCGGCGCGTCGGACATGATCTGGCGAGAAGCCTTGACCCAATGAGCGATCACTTTTGCACTGGTGTTCTTCAGTTCGAACTGAATGTCGGACTGAGGCTTCAGGCCAGTCTCAGCGACCATGCCGGCGTTATTGGTGAACCCGGTTTCCTGCACGTACTCGAGGACGTTGCCATCCATACGGCCGGGAGTGATCAGGTCGCGTACGGTCAGTCGGCGCTCGGGCTGCATGACAATGCCAGGCAGGCGGGTGTTCTGAACCAGATCCCCGGCCGAGCCAGCCGCATCGGTAGTTGCCAGAGTGATGGTCGCCTTGAACTGCATGTCGGCGCGACCGCGCTGCGAGCTTGATTCGGCCAGGCTCTTGAAGTTCTGAGACTCCACGAACTGCTCACCGAAGGTCTTGTGCTGCTGCTCGCGTTCTTCACCGCGGCGCGCCAGTTTTTGCTCTAGGTCGTCAACACGCGCCTTGAAACCGTTCATCAGGGTCAGAGCGTTATCGGCCTGCTCTTTCAGGTCGGCGGTGATCTTTTCACCGTGAGCCATCTTGCCAGTGATGTCTTCACCAAGCTTTTTGACTTCGTCGGTGGCTTTCTTGAACTCGGTGGCCAGTTGGACCAGTTGGTTTTCGTCGGTCATTTGAGTGAATCCTATGCAGATTTAAGAATCGCCAGCGCATCGCTTAGCGTTTTTTTCGCTTCGGTGTCGCCGGACTCACTCCGGAGCAACTTGACCAGGCCGCCGCTTGCGATTGCAGTGGCCTGGGTTTTCGAGAAGCCTGCCTCGCGCAGGAACCTCTCAAATTCTGGCAGAGTGGGCAGCGAGCCTTCCTCGAGCGCGGACTTAACCGCATCGATGGTGGCCGCCTCATTCATCGGAAAGGTGACGATGCTGACCTCGAACAGGCGCAGCTCCTTGAGGTTGCGGACGCCGGTCGATTTGTCCCGATCAGCGCCGCGGACGCCGTAACCGATGGACATGCCGTCCAGGGCGCCGGCCTTCATCAGCGCGTGAATCTCTCGAGCGCGCTGAACCTCGTTGACCAGCAGCCGGCCCTCGACGTAAAGGCCTTTTTCGTCCTCGCGGATCGCCGTATAGACGCCAATCGGCTCATTCCTATCGTGATTCCAGAGTACGGGCGGCATACGCTTGCGGCCTTCCCACTCCTGAATCGACTTGGCGAAAGCGCCGCGGTGGACGATATCGCCACCACTGTCGACGTTCCCGAAGACAGAACCGTACCCAGAAAAAAGGCCGTCATCGCTGACAGCCTTGATCTCAAACGATACGTCCAGAGTTTTGTGGTTCATGGGGTCTCCTCCGGAGCACCGATCTTGTCGATGGTGGTCAGGTTCAGTTGTACGGTCAGAGCGTCACCGCCATCGACTGGCGGCAGGTCTTCAAGCGCGCGAACATCGTTGCGGCTCATCACCCCGTTCTGAAGCATCTGCGAGTAGAAGGACGACCGCGCAGCAGAGTCGGCGCGTAGCAGGCCCTCTACGCTGAACTTCGGCCGGTACTTGTCGCGCTCTTCCGGCAGCAGCAGCTTCTTGGTAATAGCCTGCTCAATGCGTACCAGGGTTGGCCGCAGCGAGTAGGTGAGGAAGCCCATGTTTGTTTGCTCAAGACTGGATGCCCAGCTGGACGCCTTGTCGGTATGGCCGATCAGCTGAGGCGGAACCCCGAATGCCCGGCAAATCTCCTCAATTCCGAAGTAACGAGACTCCAAAAGCTGAGCGTCTGCCGGGTTCATCCGGATGCCTTGCGCGCTGGCCGGCTCCATTCCGGCCTCCAGAACCATCCACTTCCCTGCGTTTTCAGGCCTTCCGAACTGAGATAGCGAGTCACGCAGCCGGTCGCGCTGGTCTTTTTGGAGGGTCGTGGCGCCTGTTTTTAGGAACCCGCCCACTTTCAGGCCGTTCTGGAACTCCCTGGCTGCGGCCCGGTTCGCCTCCATCAGCCCGCCCATGGTTTCGGCTGCAAACTGGATGGGCGAAAGCCCCATTATCCCGTCGAGCGTGAAGCCCTTCAGGTGCAGGATCTCGTTCTCGCGGTAGACAGTTACCTTGCCGCCCTTGGTGTACTCGTAGGTCAGCTCGCCCGAGGAGCTGCGCACCACCGCGACCTTTTCGGGATTCAGCGGCGTCAGAGAGACGACTCGACGGCCAACCCACTCGATCAGAACGAAGGAGTTACCCCAAAGATCCAGGGATGCCAGCTGAGACTCCCAGAACTCGCTGGCCGTCATGTCCGCATTCGGGGAGGAATGCAGCAAGCGGTACAGCGGATGCTGCTTCGCGAGCGACTTATCTTCGGCCCGCAAGTGCAGCGGCAAGGACGAGATCGTTTGCGAACGAAGCCGCACGCAGGCCCATACCGCCGACAGCTTTAGGGACGAGTCAGGTCCGACCGTTGAACCGGACGGCGTTGTATGAGAATCGAAAGGCAGCGCCCGCTCACCGTCTTCCAGGCGCGCGCGTCCGGAGAGTCGGCTCCAGAACCGCTGCCAGAATCCGGGGTCATTGAGGGTTGCCATTAGGCGATCACCAGGTTGTCGAGGAAGTCGTTTACGTTTGTTTGCGGCCCTTGGGCAATAGCGCGGCTAGTGGCCATGATCAGGCCGACCATGCCGTCGATCTTGTTTTCCGGGCGCTCTTTGTTGGGGTAAATGTTGTCTTTCACGTCGAGCTTGGCGACTACGTTGGACGCCATCCACGTGAGAACCGGGCAGTCACCGTGGGCAAGCTTCCGCTGCAAAACCAGAGCCTCCACTTCCTTCATCGGCTCGCTGATGTTCTGCACTGCCTGGCGAACCTCGACCATTGGCAGCCCTTCCAGCTCCATTTCCTGAGCTAGTTGGGTCGCCTGCCAAGGGTCATAGGCCACTGCCTGCACATCGAAGCGGCCGGCAAACTCGCGCAGATCCTCTTTGATGACTTCGAACTCAATGACCTCGCCGTCAGTCAACGTCAGCAGGCCTAGCGCATCGAACTCGCGGTAGCGTGCGGTGTTGCTGTCCAGTTCCTCAATGACGCGCGCCTCTGGCAGGTAGTACCGACCATGGACGTGCCATAACGGATCACCCTCGACTGGCGGGAACAACAAGATGTTGCCGGCTATGTCGATTTTGCTGGCAAGGTCTAGCCCTATGAAGCAAGGACGCCCGTCCAGCTCGGCAAGGCTTTTGCGGGCCGGAGCTTCCTTCCAGCGAAGCATGTTCAGCCAGGCGTTCTTTGCTCCAACCCATTCGTTAAGATGCTTGGTGCGGAACGTTGCCTGCCGCGTAGCGGACTGCATGGCGTCACGCTGGCGAGCCAGCAAGAAATCCTCGCTGATGGAAATGCCGAAGTTCGGGTTCGCCTTGCGTAGCGCCTCTTCGCTTGTCCAGTCATCGGCACCGATTTCCTCGACTAGCGCGCCATCCTCAATCCCTACACCCAGCATCTTGAAGGTATTTGAGTGCTGCTCGTACACCTTCCTCAGAATCTCCGAGAAGACCAATTGCAGTGTTGCACTGCTTACACAGTATTCCTCGTACAGCTCCGCTATCGTGGCAATGATCGACGCATAGAACAGACTGTCTTTTTTGACAGATTTGGCATCTTCTATCGCATGCATCAAGCATTTCGGCATATTGCTCAGGCGTGACGCCGTAGCTGTCGCTGATCCGCTTGAGCTTGAGCATTTCCCTGTTTTCCGGCTTGCTCCGGTACTTGTCGTTTGCCGCTTTAACTCGCTCTCTGTTTCGTGATGCCCACTGCTTTCCGTTTGTCTTTTGCCGCTCAGCGTATTCCGGGTCTCGCTCGCGGAGTTTTTTGTCATAGCATGAGCCGCACAAGTCTCCAGCCCTTGCCTTTCGGTTGGGATGGTTCCTGCACGGTGGGCGTTGAGCCCTTCTCCATTTGATGTAGCAAGCGTTACAAAGACCTCTCGACTTAACTGGTCGATCCCCGTGATTGGCACAGAATGCTTCTTGCATATTGAGTCCAGTCTGCTTATTGCGTGATATGACTGGATTTTAGCACGATATGGCTGCGAATCAATCGTATAGAGCGCCGGCCACAGGTCGGGCCGGTCAATAACTCCCTCCAGCATCCGCTCGGAGTCACGCACTAGCTGATGACATGGGCCGCCAATGCTTGAGCCGGCAGTCGTGATAACCAGCATCACAGGCTGCTCGCGCGCGCCCATGCCGGTTTCCATGGTGTCAAACAGGGTCGAATCTTGATGCTCGTGGTATTCGTCAACAATTGCGCAGGAAGGCGAAGATCCATCACCAGGCTTGCCGATTACGGGCTCGAAGCGGCTACCGTCTTCCAGGCGAACCATATTCGAGGCGTTGACCTCTACGCCGAAGTGCTCGCGCAGCTCTGGCGTCCGCTCGATCATCTGCTTGGCGGGGCGGAACACTTCCCACGCCTGCTTCTCGGTTGTCGCGCCGCTATAAACCTCTGCGCCGAACTCTCCGTCAGCGGTGAACATGTATACGCCCAGGCCGCCGCCAATGATGCTCTTGCCATTTTTGCGCGGAACAAAGACGAGCATGGTTCGGTAACGCCGAGTTCCGTCCTTCTTGCGCAACCAGCCAAAGGGGACGCAGACAGAGAAAAGCTGCCATGGCTCCAGTTTGATCAGCTCGCGCTTGCCTGCCCATTTGCCCTTTGTGTGGGGCAGTAGCTGCAGGAATTTTGCGACCTTCTCAGCCTTTGCCGGCTCAAATTTGTACGGATAGCTGTCTTCAGCCTGCAGCTCTAGGTCGTCCAGATGCTTCTGGCAGAGCAGTTTTATCCATCTGCAAGCCAGGATCTTGCCGGCGACTACGGCGCGCGCGTAGTCCTCCGCCTGCTTCATCAGCGGATATTTAGGTTTTGATGCCATTAGAGATCCGCGAAGGGGTTGCCCTTGGGCGCCTCTTTCTTGCCGCCGACCTTTGATCGGTCAGCAGGGGTCATTCCGAACTTGCCTAGCAGCGCTTCGAGACGCACCAGCTTGGCGGCGGGAAAATCAGTCGGGTCGGTACGGAACTGAGCGAGTAGATTTGCCGCCAGCTCGATACTCAACCGGTCAGAGTCGGTCAGAACGTCACGCGGCGCGTATTGGGCAATCTCATTCCAGGCGTGCAGGACTGCCCCATTGATATGCGGCGGTGGCGCTGACAAATCGCCGGCCGGCTCGGCATCTTGCCGCCTGCGCTGCGGGTCTTTCTTGAACGCGCCAGTCAGCTCAAGCACGTTCGTCGGCTTGCGTGGTCTGGCCATTTTTGAAAACCGTTATTTTGCGGAGATAAGAAAAAACC